AATTATCCAAAAAGTCTGAAGCCTCATCATTCAAACCTTTTTTTCTTAAAACTTCATAAAAATCTAAATAATTTTTCTGTAAGTCTTTTAGGGATTTTTCAATTTTTTTGGAATGTTTTTTATATTCGTAAGCAGGACCTTCACTTAAATTAAACTCGTCTTTGATGGATTCCAATACTTTATTTTCTTTAGGTTTTGATTCTTTGTTTTTCTTTTTACCATAACCCATTAGAGTTTTGTAATCCATTTTATTCTCCTCTGAATATATCGTTAATTATATTTTCAATTTTACAATCGTGACAACACACACCATCTCTTGTCCCAACACCTTCATTTAACTTACCTTCATTTGTTGGTGATAGAAATGCTCCATGTGTGGATGGATTGGATACAAAGTCAAAAGCAATAAGTTCAAAGTCTGGTTGAACCTCAACAGTATCATCTTCATGTATTTCTTTTACTGAGCCTAATCCTCTTGATGAAATACCAAGTTTTATACCTGATTTAAATAATTCTTTTAATATGTTTCCTGCTGGTGTTCCTAACACTTCAACAGTTCCAACTAAGTCATTATCTTTCCAATGCATTTCCAATACATTGTGAGACACATTGTTCAGATTAACCACAGATGAATCTGGATGGTCAAGTTCACCTAATGCTCTTCTTTCAGCGATTTGAACCTCTTGGTATTTTTTAGCCTCTCTAACCAAAGTTTCTTTTGGATAAACTCTTCCGTTTTGATTTTTTGCCTCTGCTCTTTGTAATACACCTTTAACAACCAATCTACCATTGTTATTTTTCATTGATTCATTGATTTGTTGTGGTGATACTTCAAATGGTATATAATCTACAATTACTTCTTTCATTAGAATCCTCCTGTGCTTAAACCACTTTTATATACAAATTTTATTTTTGCTACATCAGCAGCACTTCCACTAACAGCTATTGGGTGTAAATTATATTGTCCAGCTTTCAATGTATTAAATTCGTCATATCCAGCAGAACCTGAATATGTTGGACCACCCTCAGCATCAGCTGATGTGGAAAATGTATTTGGATTAAAATGTAAACCTAAATCAGCTGATATGTCAGCTGTAACTATAATATAGTTTGGTGATTTTATACTAGTGAAAGCTACTGGAGACTTTAAAGAATCGTATGCATTATCTGGTAGTGAACCAGCTGTTTGTTTTTCTCCATTTGCTACATATTTTGCCATTTATTATCTCCTATTTCCAAGCATTTCGTTTCAACCATATATCTCTTAATATATCGCCAACGACATCTCTAATTAATTTGTTTATTTTTTTTAAATCTTCATTATTAAGAGCTTCTGTTACTGCTTTATAACCTGTATTTTTTTCAATCCTTTTTAATCTTTTCTTTTTATCTTTTTTTGATTTTGAAAAAGCAAAAGGTGTTAAATATCCAGCGACATCACCTGTAGTGGTTATCTCTTCTAATGATTCTTCATCTAAGAGTTCCATAGTTAGTTTTTTCACTAACTCTTTAAATAACTTTCTTGTCTTTATTTCCACTTTTTTTCAACTCTTTTAATAGTTCTAAATATCTCATTGTTTGAATTACATACTCATCTTTAACAACATTAGATTTATCATTCAATCCACAAAATTCATTGATTGATTTTAAAGCCTCTGTCATTTTGATTTTCACCACTTCATCTTTAAGATTTTTAGAATGTTGTTTTAAATCTTCTTTTAATCCTTTTACAATCTCTTTTAAAGTATCTTTTAATGAATTAGTGTTTGATATATTATTAATATATTCTCTCAATAGATTTTTTTGAGCTCCACTTAATTTTGTATATTTTTGATTAAATTTCTCTAAGAGAGTTTTGTAGGTTAAAATTCTTAAATCTTCATCATCAGGTAATGTTCTTACAGTTTCTGATAGTTTAATACTTTTTTCATCAGTTGTTACATGTTCAACTATGTTAAAAAAAGACTCAGTTTTTTGGTCTGGTGATAAGGATTTGTTATATTCAAATAAAGTATAAATGGATGCGTAAGTTTTATAATTTGGAACTTTAGAAGACATAAATTTTTGAAGATTATAATTAGATTGAATCTCTTTTATTAAATTATATCTTTCTCTTCTTAGAACCGAATTGTTTAAATCATTTCTAGCTTTCATTACTTCATTTATAAAGTAGTCAGCCTTTGTATCTGATTTAAATTTCTTTGTTATTAACACATTGTATAAGGCTAGTTCCTTTCCTAACTCTGTGTTTTCATTAAATTTCTCTTTAACAATCTTAACCGCCTGTCCATTGTCTTTATTTAATACGTCAGACGTGATTTGCCTAAGTAAAAATTCAAACAACAAACCTGTATTGCGGATTTTGTTATGTTTAACTTTACGCATGTTTGAGTCCCCATTTTAATTGGTCACTATATATGTAATTATTCATATATAAATATAATGTTTTTATTAAATACCTTGAATTATTCTTCTTCATCTAAAATTATTTCTTCATTTAACATAGATTTGTCTAAGTTTTTACCAAACTTATCTTGTAGTTGATTTAACAATCCTTCTCGTGCAACAATCGTTCCACCCTTACCAACAGCTAATGGCGATTTACCTTTGAACTCTCGTTTTCCATATCGTTCTTTTTCAAACTTTGTTGCATCTTTTAAGTCTTTTGCTGAGTATTCATTCCCAAATTCTTTCTTACCAGTTCCACTTCTTCTATCACCACCATGCTGTCCGACTTGTTCTTCAAACTCATCATCACCACTTGGTTCTTCACCACCATCTTCAGCTGGGTCTGTTCCCTCAGTTTCAATCTGTTCCATTCTAAATTGTTGTTTTCTATCTTCAATCACACCATTGAATACATCCACTTTCTCTTGGTCGTTTAATTCAAAGATATTATCATATATCCATTGTCTTGAAAATAATTTATTCTCAATCAAGTCATTAGCAATTTCTTTTTTCTGTGTTAATAATTCTAATTTTTCTTGTTGATGTATCATTGATGGATTTGTTAATTCTAATTCAAAATTAATCAATTCTGCATCATCAAATCCTTGTGTGTATAAATGAACAATAGCAATCTTTTCTAATTCAGCTACAATGATTTTTTGTAGTCTTTCAATCGTTCTTGCAAATCTAACATCTTCAGCAGCTAATGTAGCCTTTGAACCAACATTCTCATCATATCCTAAAAATGCTTTTGGTATTTTTAACGCTGCCATCATTTTATTTCTCAAGTATTCCACATCTTCAATAGCACCATCGTTACCCAAACCTGGTAAAGTATCAATTGATGTTCCACTATCACCACCCCTTACAGGTAAGTAGTAATCCTCTGTAATGGATTCCATATTGTATTTTAGATTATATTCACCATTTGATTTCATTACTGGTGTTTTTTTCATCTTACCAATGATTTGTTGCATAAAGTTATCCACTTCATTTGGTGGTATGTTTCCTATATCAACTTTAAATATTCTTTTCTCTGGCGCTCTCATCATTCTATGAATCAACATAGCGTCTTCCATAAGAGTCAATTGTTTAAATACTCTTCTTGCACCTTCTAACATTGATTTACCATATGGTAGATAATTCGTATCTGCTAAATTTCTGAAGTGAGCTACTTCATAATTTTCGTGAACATCATTTGGTTTTGTACTTCTTCTTGTTTCTGAATATTGTTGAACTTCAAATTGGACTAATTTTGGATTCGTTGGGTCATGTCCTTCCAATCTATTCACTTCATATACTGAAAGAGGTTTTACATTAACGACTCCATGTTTATCCAATATATCTAAATGTAAATAAAAATCACCATACTTTGTCATATTACGAATATAACTCCATAGATTAAATTCAATATTCATTATATCATAAAACAGATTGTGTAAAATTTTATGGACTTTTGGATTATCAGTTTTAATTTTTAAAATTCTATTTTCAATGTTATCAACCGTAGACTCATCACAATAAATATCTAATGCTGATGAGATGATTGGGTCTGCATCCATTAATTCATAATCTCTAAATAATTCTTTTCTAGCTACATCATATGCATTTGCATTTTGTTTAGCTTGATATGATGAATTACCATATCCACTTGAAGCTATTCTATTGTATCTATCAATAAAATTAGATGTTAGTGCGGTTTGTGAAAATTCAACATCTTTGACTTTCACCTCACCATCATCTGTTTTTCTAACTACGATTTGATTTTGGAATAATTTTCCTAATCTCGTTAATATGTTTTCGTCTGCCATTTTTTACCTCTTATTTAATTAACCAAGTTAAATCTTC